GGGCTGGCGGCGGTACGCAAATCCGCGTGCGTAAAAATCGTGATGGCGCCGTCCTTGCGCGAGCCCTCGGGCAAGCGCTCGATGGCGGCCTGGCTCGCAGGCTGGACGTTGCCGCTCTGCCAGGTCAAATCGGTCTCGGCGCGGATGTAGACGCCCCGCTCGTAGAAGCCGGTCGTGCGCTTGAGCTGGTAGCACTGATTGTGCCACTGGCCCGCGGCCTCGCGTAGGGCGTCGCTCATCGCTTCGACACCTTGACCTTGATGGCCATTTTGAGCTGGCCAGTGTGTATCAGCGGCTTGCTGGCGCCCTTGCGCGCGATGGTCGATGGCGCGTTCGGCGGCGCGATGCCGGCGTTGATGCCGTTGACGACGTCCGCGACGTGCTTTTCGCCGATGAGCCCAACGACGCGCGCGGGCTTGTCCGTGCCGTCAATCACGCGCCCGGTGCCTTGCTCGAGCATGCGCTCGTAGACGCGCCGATTCTGGTCGAAGGCCGAGCGCAGAAACGAGCGCTCCGGAATCCGTATCTGGTGTGGCCGCGTCACTCCAATGGCTCGCGGGTCGCCTTTGCGCAAGAAAATCGCAGCGCCACCAACCATGCCGCCGGAGCGTCCGCCGCCGCCGCCGAATACCGTGTAGGGCGTGCCGCCAGGGTGATTGATGTTGGCGCCGAATTCGTGCACGACCGCCAGGCCGATGTTGTCGATGTCGCCGTGCTTTTTACGGCCGAGGTCGCCGTGCACGCCGACCGTCGCGCGGTGGCCTTTCATGGCCTTTTGACGGGCCATGGCGGCATTCATGCCTTTGTCCACAACGCGTACGGTGCCTGGCTTCGTGGCCATTAGGTGCACCTGCAACAAAAGAGCGTCGCTTGAATCGAGAGATAGTGGCGCCCGTAGGTCGTCGTGCCGAGGTCGTCTTTCGCGAAAATTTTGGGCACGGTCAACGGCGACCAGCTCGCCGAGACCTGGCCCTCGCGCGAGCCCGTCACTGGGCCAGGCCCTAGTGCGGCCGGGCCGCACGGCGCGCCGTAGGCCTTGAGCATATGCGCGGCGAGCCACGCCAGGCCGTCGTCGGACTTCGCGCCCCAACATTCGGCGTTGTGATACCGGCCCGCCTCCGTCAGCCATCGGTCGATGGTCGCGGTGTCGGTGGCGGCGAATTCCGGAAACCGCGCCTTGATGTCGGCCGCGTCGACGCTCACGATAACATGCCTCCGAACGACGGCAGGTGTTCGGCCTCGGTCAGGTAACGGAAGCGGCGCTCGATGGCCGCCAGCACGGTTTTGCGGGTCTCGTCCGACTCGTATTGCGCCAGGTCGTCGATGCTCTCGCAGGCGTCGACCAGGGCAATCTTGTCTTTGGCGGGCAGCTGTGGCGACTCGGCGGCGTCGCCTGCGCCGTCGCTAATGACCAGCTCGGGCGGCGCCCCGTTCTGCGACGTCAGCAACGCGTCGAGCCAAATCGGATTCAGGATTGCCTCGACCTTGGCCCAGAGCGCGTCGTCAACGACGTTTTCGCCAGGCTGGATTTGGAGGCACGGCAGGATGAAACCGCTCGGCCGATTGCAGACGATGACCATGGCGCCCTCCGTGCGGTTGCGACGGGCCGGGCCCAACCCAGACCCGTCGCCTTGTTATCTGCTGCTAGACACCATCCATATACCGCATCGCCAGCGGATAATAGAGTTGTGTTCCGGCCGTGCAGCCGATGCAGCCGACCTCAAAATTCAAGCCGCGCTGGTAGACCGGCAGCTGCTCGAATTCGTTCGGAATCTCCTGTTGCAGGTAATCGGCGCTGCGCTTGTAGAGCACGGCGCGCGTCACGCCTGCGGCCCCTGCCGTCGTCGCCCGATACCAGGGCTCGATGGCCTTGAGATAGGGGAAATTGTCAAGCAAGAACCGCAACACGGTCGTGTCCGAATTGGTCGACCGCGGCTTGGTCGCCACAACGTGGTATACCGTGTCCGGCAACACCAGCGTGTCGGGCTTTTCGATGCCCTCGGTCGCCGTCAGCGTGTTGCCGTAGAGCGTGGCCACGTCCTTGATGATGTCGTCGGCGGTGGCGGTCAGCCAAGCGCCCGCGCTCGGCGCGACCGGCGTCACGTTCGGGTCGTTGAAAAACCCGGTCGCGATACCGACGTCCGCATCGCCGAAGCAGGCCACATCGTCGATGACTTCCTCCCACGCCCGGCGAGCCGCCGACGCCTTGCGGCTGTCGAGGCTGCGGCCCGTCAACTGGCTCTGTCGAATCTCGACAAGATTCCAGCCGTAGGAATCGCCGTACCAGCGCACCGGCCGGGTGAATTCCAGGCCCTTGACATCGACGCGCGGTAGGTCGGTGGCGCCTTGGGCGATTGCCTTGGCCCGGCCGACCCGGTCGTATTGCCGATACGTGATGGTCTCGGTCCCGCTCGGCGCTTCGTTGCTGACCGGGATAAATTGACGCGCCATCAAGGCCGGATACTTGATGTCGTACGACGCTGCTTTGATGCGCTCGAGCTCGCGCGCGAAAAACACAGTCTCGGCGGCGTCCATATGTGCGAATTGTTTCGACATACTTGCTCTCTTTTCTCAACGCCTTACGGCAGGTTGATGTCGATAACAGCGAGCTCGTCGGCGCCGCTGGTGGCCGTGGCCCATTTCGCCTGGGTCACCTCGACCGCGGTCGTCGCGTCATTGCGCCACGTACCGGGGTTGGTGGTGTGGTCCCAATAGACCTGGTCGCCAACGGCAACCACGGTTTTGGCGACGACCCAAATTTTGCCACGCCTGAGGATTTCGGCGGGCTCGTCGTCGGCAATGCCGTCGTCGGTCGGGTCCTCGGTTCCAAAACGGTGCACCGTGACGCCCAGGAACAAATCACCGGCGCCGCTCGGCGTCAGAAATTGCTTTTCGGCATCGGTGCCGGCGACGGCCGGCTTGCCGAACGCAACCGCCGCGCCGGTTTCGTTGGCGCGGCTGATGCTCGACTTGGTCGTGTTGTCGAATTCGGCGAGCATGCCCGCAAAGGCGCGCTCTGCTTCAACGGAATAGCTGGTTTGCGACATCAGTGCACCTCCTTGGCGGCGAAGTCTTTCCGACCGAGCTCGCGGTTGCGCTCCATCATGCGCTTGCGCGCATCGTCGGCGCTGTCCGTGCGCTCGGCTGGTTTGGCTGCGGCACGGGTTGCCGCAAGGCCGGCGTTGGGCTTTTTGTCCTCGGTCCAGCCCTCGACCGCGGCGTCAAAACGCGCCTGCAGGTAGGCGGCGTCGCAGCCATCGAGCCGGGCCTTGGCCGTGTCCTTATCGGACGCGACGGCCAGCACGACCGCGGACTTGATATCCGCGTCGGCCATTTCGTCCAGCTTGGCTTCGGTCCCCAAAATCGGGCCAGCGACACGCTCGAGCGCCAGGCGGTCGTCGACTGCCTTGCGCAGTCGTGCCGGGTCCTCGGCGTCGGCGCGCGCTTTCTTCTCGGCCGCCAGGGATTCCTCAGCGGCATCGGCTCGCGCCTTTTCCTGCGCGTGAAATTTCTTACAATCCTCAATGACGGTCTCAGCGTCATCAAGGCGCTTTATGAGCTTGCCGACGGCCTGCTCGAGCTGAGGCGTTGCCTCATAATCAACGCCGTCAATCCTGACTTTGGGTTCCATGCCTTTGGCTCCATTTTTGGGCCGTCCGTCGGCCCGGACTTTTACTGGCTGCGCAGCCGCAACCGGCGGTTGTTCGTCTGGCTGAATCTGAAACGCATCGGCGCCGTCGAGGCGCAACTGCACGGTCGAGCCAGCTCGGCCTTTGTCGACCATGGCGACGTGATTGCCGCGGATGTTGCGCTGTATCGCGTCGTAGGGCTGGCCGTCCGGGACGCCCGGGATACCGTCCGTGAAGCCGGCCCGCGGCTCAAGGTCGCAATGGTAGCCGCAACTGAGCTCGCGCCGCCCTGCCTCGGCGGCCTCGATGGCATCGGCGTCGGTTACTTGGACGAACGCGGCAACATGGTTGCCGTCCTGCTTCGGCTCGACCACAGAGCCGACCTGGTATCGGGCGGTGTTGCGCGAGTTGAGCATTGCCGGCGGATGGCCATTGGTCAGCGGCGCGATGCCGAAGCTCGCCAGCGTGTCAGCGCAAAACACTTCGTCGGGCAAGCGCAGCTCGCGCCGCGTCTTACCGCCTGGCAGGCGGTAGGCGAACACGCCGGTTTTCGTGATGGTCGCGGGCGCGCGCAGGTAACCCTGGTCCGTGCGCTCGACCTTGCCGACTGTGCCGCTATCCCAACGCCTAACTTGTTCCATTGCCGACCTCCGCACCATTTTGCGTCATTACTTTTTGAAACGCCAGCAAAAGTCAACGGTTTTGGGCATTTCGGGCGGTCGGACTCAGTCGCCCTTGAGCGAGGCCAGCACCTGATTGATATCGTGGCCGAGCGCTTGCGTGGCCGCGAGGCCGCGGGCCACCGCGTTAAACACTTCGGCCGTTGATTTGGCTGTGCTGCCGGCCTTGCGCTTGCGCTTCGCCGAAGAACAGAATTGCAGAGCGTCGCCATGGCAGGCGAGGACTTCGCCGCCGTGCCTGGCAATCCGAAGCTTGGCGGCGTCCGACAGGCCCGCCATTTGGTGGGCGTGCAGCGGTATCGCAGCCTCGAGGGAAAGGACTAACAGTTTGCAATCTTGCATTGGGATATCCTTCGCCTGGCTCGACGGAGTTGGCGCGCCGTTTTTCGCGACGGAGCCCGGCTGGAGCTCGGGCAATCAACGACGGCGACGACGTCCGCCAGGTCGGCACGCCGCAGCCATGCTCTGTCGTCGAATCGTTCGTCAAGCAACGCCTCGCCGCACGCGATTGATTCGTCTGGGTCGGCCAGCCCGGCCCATCCCCTGCGCCGGGTCGCAATGAGGGCGCACGCGTGCTGCTTTATCGCGAGCCTGATGCTGGTCCGCGCCGGGCGCCTACGGATGGCCGTCTCGTAGGCGTCGTGCACGATGTCCTCGGCGTCGCAGGGGCCGACCCATCGAGAGGCGTAGAGGACGTCCTCGCCCCTGCGCCTGGTTAATGCGTCGGGCACGAATACTCGTAGAGGCCGTCGGCGTTCTTGCGCCGCGTCAGGCGCCCCTTGCGCCGGAGCCAGTCGAGCGCGCCAGGCATCGACGTCAGGATGATGCCCGTCCGCTCGATGATTTGCGCCCGGGTCGACCACGGGTTTTCGGCGAGAAAATCGGCAATCAACTGAGCCGTCGGCGTGGGCCGCGCTTGTGCCAAGCAACCGTTGCCGAAATGCCGCCTGGCCCAGCCCGACAGCGTCTGCGGGCAGACGCCTAGCGACCGAATCTTATCGCTGCGCTTTCGCGGCGAGTTGGTGTGGTTCGCGAATCGGACATATTCGGCGACGACCCGGCGCTGCTCTGCGACCGATACGGCCGATGCGTTGCGGTGCGCCCGCGCGTCGTTTTCCCTGACGTGGCCCCATTGCACCGCGAGGTTCAGGACCGCTTCGAAGGCCGCCTCGTAGTCGGCCTGGTCGATGATGCCGTCGTCGAGTAGCCGGTCCGCTATCGTGCGTAGTTTATCGATGTCGCGCCACAAGATTTTGACCTTATAGGGCTGGCCTGCAGGTCGCGTCAAGCGGGTGCGCCGGCGGCCTAGGCCTTGAGCGTCGCCAGGCGGCTGAGATATTCCTGGCTCTGTTTCGCGTTCGTCACCACGGTCTGGCCGACCATCTCGGCGGTCTCGCGGGTCCAATAGTCCGCCGCAATCAGGTCGGCCGCGAGGTCGATGGCGGCATCAATGTCGCCTGGCCGCAGGGCGTAAATCCGTCGCGCCAGGTCGCGCTTGACTTCGTCGCTCGCCATTGTCGCCTCCTACGGTATCACCGTCGACATCGTGGTTTCGAGGTTCTCGGCGACATCGGCCGCCAGCTGCTTTCTGATGCGCTTCTCCGCCGCCTTTGACGTGCCCTCGAATAGCTCGTCGGGCCAGTCGATATCGCTGGCAAAGAATTCGGCATATTGCTTGTCGGAGGCCGCCGGGACCGACCGCCGCTTGAGCTGCTGCGACGCCTGCACCGCCAGCGCGTCGACGGTGTCGAGGCTCATAAGGGCGCCACCGACGCGCTTATCCTGCACGGCGAGGGCCGCGCCTATGGCTTGCTCGATTGATTCGTGCACGGCGCCGATATAGCCGCTGTAGGCGCGGTCGACCTTAACGCCGGTGATGCGCGAGGTTAGCGCGGTCGATGCGAGCTCGGTTGTGGCCTCCTCAATACCCTTGCCTAGCGCGCTGTTGTAGACGCCGATTTTGCGCGGGCTATGGCCATGCATGGCCTCGTGCACGACGACGTTCAGCGCCTCTGCCTGGGCGCGGGTCGGCTTGCGGCCGAGCGCTTTGGCTGCGTCGCCGAGGACTTTGTTGTGGATGATGATGTCGCCGTTGTTGGTGTAGTGCAGGCCGCGGGCGTCCTCGATGACGGCGGAGCCGAACGCCCCCCGCTTGGTGCCGAGGTCGAGCGTGTCGCGATTGACGAAGCCCTCATCGATGCCTAGGCCGTTGAGCTGGCGCCTGACTTCGAGCGCGTCGGCCTTATCGAGGACTGCGCCCGGCTTGGCCAGGCGGCTGAGCAGACCGGCCAGCTTGGGCGCCTCATACTTTGCGCCCTTGATGGTCGGGTCGTTGAAATACCGGTCCGGCAGGCGCTTATCGGACGGCTTGACGGTCTGCACGACTGTGGGCCGCGCCTTGGGCGCTGGCTTGGGCGTAGGAGCGGGCACGGGCGCAGCGACCGGGGCGGTCGGCGGTGGCTCGACCTGCGGCAACAGCCGCGCAGGGTCGGCCGCTGGCGGCGGCGCGATTGGCTTGACGCGCGGCCTTGGTGGTCGTATCGGCCGCTCGGGCGCCACGCCTTGCAGCACGCCAGTTGGCTGGCCGAGGCTCCGGCGCCTGTTGCGCTCGCGGCGGCGCTTGTCGCGGGCGCGCTTGCGCTTGACCAGGTCCGGGTCGCGCGGTACGTCGGCCGGGCTGGTCTCTGGAGCGTCTACGCCTGGAATTTTCGGCGTCGCGGTGCAACGGCAATTGCCGACCGTGAACCCCTGTGCTAGATACCAGCCGCATTCGGTCTCAAGGTTGTAGACATCGCAAAACGAGTCTTCACAAGTGAATTTATCGACAACGCGGCTGAAGCGATAGCGGCGGATTGCCTGAGTCTCGTCGAGGCGGCCGCGCTCTTCGGCGTCAGCGCCGACTACCTGAGCCGCCACCTGAGGCATGCCGGGCACAAGGTCGTCCGGCGGTATCGCCCGGCGCACAACGCCAAACAAATACCGGTAGAAGAAATCTGCCGCGACTTCCTGGCTGGCGAAAGCGTTAAGCACCTGGCGGAGCGCCACGGCGTCGTACGTGCGACCATAAAGCGTCACCTGCTCCGGAACGGCATCGAGCCACGCAGTCGAAGCGCCGCGATGCTCCAGCGCATGGCGCAGACTACCAAAGCCGAGCGTCAGCGCCTTGCCGAGGCTGCGCACAACGCCGTACGAGGGAAACCCCAGAGCGCCGAGCACAGGGAGAAAATCGCGCGCACCATGGTCGGTCAACGGAGCAGAGTCGGCTACGGCGAGCGCGAGCTCGCCCAGTCTATCGCCGCCCATCAATTCAGCGTCCGCCACCAGGCTCCTATCGGCCAGTACAACATCGACCTGCTCGTCAACGACGCCATCGCCGTGGAATTGCGTTGTGAGGCCTGCGACCCGATGCGACGGGTACAGCAAAGAAAGAAAATCGAAAATCTGCGCGACCGGGGCTTGTCTGTATTCTACGTCCTGTTTCGTACCGCTGAAGCCCTGCAGGCATGCTCGGCCCAGATAATCGCCGACTTGCACCTGCTCGGCGGGCAGCAATCCCCTGTTAGTCAATACAGGGTGGTTTGGTGTGGCGAGCAGCGTTTTGCCCGTTCCCGTGACGAGGCGGGTCAGTTCACCGCTGAACCTACGCCGATACGCTACATTTACCGGTGCCGGGCTGATCACCTCAGTTATCCCGACTAAACAATTGTAATCTTCGCCCGGGTGAACCTGCCGGCTCCCAACGGTCGGCGGGTCGTCCCATCGTTGGGTTGTTCCCTCGAGTTGCCGATGGGTCTCGCGCACCAGCTCGTCGCGCGAGGTCGACCATATGTACTCTTCGAGCCCGAGCGCCTCCTGGCGTTGCTTGGTCAGCTGGCCGTTGAGCGACCCGATTTGGTCCCGGGCCCAAAAGGCGGCCCGCGACTCAGCGACGCCGAGCGCGCCTACGATGGCGTCACCGACAGTGTTGGCACGCTGGCCGGACCGGAAACCTTGCGAGACGATGCGCTCGATTTGGTCGAAATTGGCCGCGCTGGTCGTCGTGATGCGCGAGACATTGTCCTCGACGAATTGCTCGAGCAAGTCGGCGAGCTCGGGATTTTCCGAGAACACGTCGACGCCCACGACCTGGCGCATCTGCCGGGCGATTTCCTCACGCGAAAAAAGCGACATCGAGCGCGCCGCGTCCTCGGCGCTTTCTGCGGCCGAGCCAAAGGCGGCCTGGTATCGCTGGCGGACGTCGCTCAGCGTCGAGCGTAGGAGCGCCCGCCAGGTGCTCTGGTCGAGTCTGGCGGAGTCCTCGCGCACGCCCGCGAGCCGGCCAATCTCGGCGAGGCGTGGGAGTAGCAATTCGTTGATTAAATCGTATTGAGCGCGGACGAGGTCGCGGTTGTCGGCCACGAAGCGGCGCTCGATGCCGAGCGGGAACCGGGCCGGGCGCACGCGGCGCAGGCGGCGCGTCTTAGGCAGGTTCTGGACGATTAGCTGAATCTGGCTCGCCATCAAGTCGCCTTTCGACGCGCTGCAGGTTGATGAGCGCCTGCATGATATACCACAACGCGGTCTGCGGCTCGCCTTGGTCGATGAGCCTGCGGCCTTCGTCCAGGTGCTCGCGCGCGCGGTGAAGCCGGACGTCTACCGAGCTGGCCGATGGTTGCGCCTGAGTCATGCGGCGGGCCCGGGGTCCGGCGGCACGTTGATTGACGTTGACCCTATTGGCGGCTGGTCGGCAGGCAGCACGGTCGACGCGTTGCCAATCCCGACAGGCACCGCGGGCGGCTCCGGCTCCGGCTCGTCGTCCTCGGCCCGCATGTCCTCGTCAAGCTGCGTCTCGAAGCTGTACCGGTCGCCACCGAACCGGCTGCGCGCTACTTCCTCGTTGGTCAGCACGCCCGTGTCGATGTAGACCGCATCGGTCTCGGCCTGCGTCTTGCGCGCGAGGGCCTCCTCTTGCTGCGACATCTGCCAGAGCGACTCAAAATCGAGCGCCCAGGACTTCGGCTCGACGCCGCCGGTCGGGCCGTCCTTTGCGAGCCAGAGCAACTTGACGATGTATTCGAGCGGGTCGCGCACGTCCTCTTCTTGCTGGCCCTCAACCCTATCGTACCAAAACGAGAGGTCGCCCTCGGCCGTCGAGTTGAGGCCGGACGGGCTCTGTCCGAATAGCTTGGTGACCGGCATTTTGGCCGCGGCGCAAAGCCGCAAAATGAACATCGCCAGCGTGTCCGGCATTCCAGACAGCGGCGTCACCTGGCGCTCCAATTTCTCGCCCTCATCAATCGGTATCATACGCACGGTCGACCGGCAGATATCCATGGTCGTCATGCGGTTGATGATGTTGCCGTCACCATCCATTGCCATCGACTGAGCGAGCCCAGGCGACGTAAAGACCGCGGGCGCGAAGTCCGCCAACAGATGCGCGGCGCCCGCCCAACTGATGCCGAAATCGCCCAGCGTCTCCTCAATCCGGATGTAAATCGAGTCGTGCCAGCCGCTGTTGCGTTGCAGCCTGCGACGGTTCACACGCACGCCGTCGAAGCGGACGGTGCGCGTCTCGTGTATCACCATGCCGGGCTGCACGGCACCGCCCCTGGTGCTGGATATTGTCCGGAGCCGGTAGGTCTCGGGCTGGCCGAACTTGGGCGACATCGGGTCGCTGTACTCGGTCTCGATGTCGACATCCCAGCGGTCGAAGACCTCCAAAAACCTGATTGACCGGATTGCGTTTTCGCGCAGGGGCTGGGCCATCGATTCAGGGTCGTCGCCACCGCCGTCGTCCGCGCCGATGAAAATGATTGACCCGCCAAACACCTGCGCCCACTTGAGCGCGTCTTTGACCCGCGCGCGGGCCTTGATGTCGTCGAGCGCCTGGACCATATCCGAGGCGGCCTGCACATTGTCGTCGGCGTCGGCGTCGTCGCGCATCGTGACATTGAGCCGTATCCACTTGCGGACCATATCGCTCACGAGCTCGTCGACAATGCGCCCGCCGAGGTCGTCGCCGTGGTAGATATCCTCGAATCGCTGATAGTCGGTGCTCGGCGCGACGGGCTTGATTTCGTTGGCGCTGGTCTTGTCCCGGCTGGTCCTGTGGCCGGTGACCGGGTTCGCCCAGCCGTCGTTGACGACGCGCAGATGCTCGCCCCGGTTGTTCACAATCTTGCTCTGAAACGTCAACGCCATGATGCCAGCCTCCGGAATCGTTCGACCTGCGCCATATGTATCCCCTCCGACAGAGCATATACAACCGCGTCGGCCGCGTCAGTTGACCGCCCGATTCTTTTCTTTATTTGGTCTTTCGACTCGACCTTGACGACGCGGTCGCCGTCGACTTTGTAGTGCGGCGCCGTCAAGTCCTCGCGCAGGCGCGGGTCGTCGACTTCGAAGCAAACCAGGCCGCGGCGCAGCTGCTCGCGCGTGTGCCACCACATTTGTGAGCGCAGATTGTTGAAGCGAAACGTATCGCCGCGCGTTTCGATGGCCTTGGCGCCGCTAATCACCTCGGTCGGATAATGATTCTGGGCCGACAGGATATCGACCACGCCCGCCCCGATGCCGACCGCGTCGATGAAAACATTGCGCGAGTCGACCGGAATATCAACAATGCGCCTCGAGACCATCGACGCGAGCCGCTCCAGCGATAGGCCGTGATGGTACTCGAGCTTCAGGATGGCGTTGCCTTTTTTGTGCGCGAGCACGCTATCGTCGTCGCCGTACCGGGCCACGTCGACGCCCAGACTGTAGCGACCATCGACCCGCTCGACGTTCTGCGCCGCCAGCGTCCAGTCGTAGGATATGAGCTGGTCGGGCTCGTCGGCCGATTCCCAACTGCCGAGCACGAAACGCTCGTAGGCCGCCGGGTCGGTCTCGCGTAGCGTTTCGAGACTGGCCAAGTATTGGGCGTCAAGGTGCGGGTTGTCGGTCACCTTGGCGGGCAGATAGTACCAGGGCGCCTGGAGCGTCCCCTTGCGATGCGGGTCGTACCAGCGGCGCTTGACCCAATTTAGGGTAGGGTTGCACGTCGCCAGAATGAGCGGCGGCGGCTGCCGGTCCTGGCACTGCCATGAGCCCGCCCGTTCGATGGCTTTGCTGAACGACTTCTCGCCGATTTCGTTGACTTCCTCGAGGGCGAAGCCGTTGACCTCGAGGCCTTTCCAACGGTCCAGCTCGGGGTCGCGCTCGGCGGACTCTGGGAAGAAAATGATTCGCGAGCCGTTGGCACAGTCGACGTACCAGTCCGTTCGGTTGATTTCGCCACAGAAGCCGGCGGGCTTGATGCGTTCGAAGCTCGGTATAGTGTTGCGCTTGATGGTCGGCAAGTCTTTGCGCACGACCGCCCAGCGCGAGCCCTTGAACATGCGCGCCAGGACCAGCACCAGCAACAGCATCGCGTAGGTTTTGCCACCGCGGATGGCGCCGCCATAGAGCAGATACGAAAATTTACCGCTGAACACGGCCTCGGCGAATTCGGCCTGTTTCGCCGTGAAGACTATCCGGTCGGCGCTGGTAGTCGCGTCGGTCATGCCATTCCAGGCTTCTGTGAGCCCCGTTCGGCCCGAATAGGCCAGGTCGGCGGGTCAAGCCAAGATTCACAGTCGCATTCATCCTCGCAGGCGCACCCGGTCAGGCCTTCAAGACAGTAGCGCAATTCTTCCCACAGCCCGCCCCAATGCCAGCCGCAGCTGAACCGGTCATCGCGCACGGAGGCGCACAACCGGCAGGTATGGTATCGGCTCCAGCGGCCGTCGTACAAGACCGACTCGTATCGGTACGGCGCGCCCGTCGGAATGGTGCGCTGGCATTCGCAGCATTTGTGCGGCTTGCGGGCGCGCTTGATTTCGCGCCGGTGCGTCAGGTCGGCGGTTTCGTCGACGTCGATGCAGCAGCACGCGGTCATAAGCTCCAGTCCATAGCCTCGAAGCCGTCGGCCCGAGAGCACTGGACGCCCCAGGCATCGGACAGCGAACCGAGCACGGGCTCGGCGTCAGCAACCGCAACAAAAACATACGCGCCGAACGGGTCGATGTGCGGCTCCCAGCCGCCAGCCTGGCCCGGCTCCCAGAACCGGAACACGTCGCCAGTCGTGATATCCGCCAGCTTACATTCGGTCCACTCAACCCGATTGCAGCCGTCGCCCGGCACGACCTGCATCCTCTCGGCCTTGCGTTTTCTTTTCTCGGTCATTAATCGCCCTCCCTCAATCGGGTGTATGGTCGCCATTTGCAACTCACTAGCCAACTGCCTGGCCTCGCCGGGCGTCAGCTCGATTACCTTGCATCCGACGTCCAGCCGCACGGTTTCTTTGCCACGTATAACCTCGCACTTTCCAAGCATCAATCGCCCCCTCTCAGAATTCAACCTCAATATCGCCCATCACAACCCGCTGGACCCGCACCGGCTTATTCTGCGCGCTGCCGACGTCGATGGCCTGGCGCCTACCCCAACGCTCGTTATGCCGCCTCTCGAGGCGCCAACAGATGCTTTGCCATGCCTCGCCGCCCATCAACCGCAGCGCGTCAAGCGCTTCGACCTCGGCAACCGCTTCTGCTTTTTTTACAGACTCCAAAAACGCCTTATACTTCCTATCTTTGGCCGTCAGCGTTTCGCCGTATTCGTAGCGCTCCAGCGCTTGGTGGCCGAGCTTGAGCCAGCCGAACACAGAAGACTTCGAGACGTTGGCCATCGCCGCCGCGGTCTCGAGGTAATTACCGCGCTGCAGATAATCGCATATCGTCGCCTCGACCTCGGGTGTCAGCTTCGACGGTCGCCCGGGCGGATTGCGTGGCGGCCTACCTCGTTTTTTTTTCTTAGCCATATCAATATCGTACCAACCGCGCCCGGCCCGCGCTAGGTGTCGGCGCCCCCGTCATCGCTCCGACGCCGAGCCGCCAGACTGATGCGCTCCGTGCTGCGTGACGCCACCGCCGCCAACGCGTTCGCCAGCCTGTCGGCGCAGTCGAGGCAGAGGACCTCGGACGCGACACCGCCCACGCAAAACCGGACGCAAGCAAAAAAGAACGAGCTGCATTCCTCGCAATAGAACGGCCCCCGCGTCCGCTCTTCGTATTCAATCAGCATCGCCAACGCCTCCGTCGTCGGCCGCCTCTTTCGCCAGCCGCATATGCCAGAGCGCTTCGCAAGCGATTGCGATGTTGCCATTGGGGAGATTGCGCAGGCCTTCGGACGCGTGCCGGTGCGGTATCAGCCGGTCGGCGTCCTCGCTCAGCGGCACCCACTCATTCCGGCGCCAGACCATTACTTGTTCGATGCCGAACGCGTCCAGATGCTGGCAAGTCGGCGTCCAGAAGTCGCGCTCGACTTGCCGCAGCTGGTCGAATTCGGGCAGCCAAAGCAAGCGCAGCTCTACCGGCAACTCGCCCGCCGGGCTATGCTCGTAGGGCCCAAAATATACCTTGACAGGCATCGTCAATCCTCCGCCTCTTTTTGCGGCGCAGCGTATCGCGCCTCGGTCTGGTCCCATAGCGCAGCGGCGGTGGCGACCGCCGCATATGCCTTTCGGTCGCGCATATCGGCCTCGGCGATAGGGCCAGAGACGCCCGCCACCAAGCGCAGCGCCGCGTCCCGGACCCATTGTTTTTGCTCGTCCGTCACGCCGCCGCCGTACACGTTACGAACCGCACGCTTAAGGGCTTGGAGGCCCGGGTTATCCGCCATTGGCTTCGTCCTCGGGCCGGTCGATGGCGGCCCGTCGAGCGGACTCGGTCCAGATAGTGTCCGCACACTTGACCGCGTCCATTGCCTCGCCTTGCGGGTCCGGGCTGTCGTCGTCGGCATATCGCACAGCGGCCAGCCGCAGCGCCGCGTACCGGGTCCAGGCCACGCGCTCGCGCGGTGCGTGGTCGGGCACGCACCGCTTGCTTTTGCGCTGGTGCTTGTCGGCGGTAATGGTGTCGTCGTTTACTTTTGGCATCAGTTTTCCTCTGCCTGGCTCGCAGGCGTTTTTGTTTCGTGGCGCGTATCGCCGTTGTCACCGGTATCGATTTGCAGCACGGCCGCGTCGCCGTCGCACGAGCAAATGCAGCGCAGCGGCGTCTCGGTGCGCGCCGGAGCCTCGGCGGGCTGGCCGACGTTACCCACCATCCATCCGGCCACGTTACTCGCCGACCATCCGGCCACCAGGCCGACGCACAGAAACATGATTTTCCACCCCAGCTCGGATGGGCTCATTCCTTCGCCCCTTTTTGCGGCGCGTAGATGCCGCGCTCGAAGTATTCGTCAAGATTGTCCGCCAGGTCGGCGGCCAGACGCGTCGCTGTCCCTGTCCCATCAAGTATCGGCGCGCCGTGCATCTTTGCCGCGGTCAGCACCGGCAAAAGTCGTATCGCCGCCTGCTCGATGAGCCGATGCCGTTCGTTCTTGGCCTCAGCTTCGAGCCGGGCCACGGTCCGGGCCAATGATTTGAAAGCGGCGCCGGAGCCGTCCAGCGCCATCCGCAAGCGCTCGATTTCTTCGACCTGGTCGCCCTTCACTCCGCACCATCGCTTTCCGGCGGCTCGGTCTCAGCCTCGGCCTTGCGCTTGGCGCGTTCGTCATGGAAAATGTCCTCGAGTAGGTCCCAGAGCGCGTACGCGACCGCAGCGGCCAACGGCGGCGCCGAATTGACATCGTTCTGTACGGACATCGTGCCGGCCACCGCCTGCGCCGCAAAAAACCGAATCGTGTCCTCGCGCGACTCGACCGCGTCGCGAGCCCAGACTCTGCCGTCGCTGCAGTACATCGGGTGCCGGTACGCCGGGCCGGATATATCGGCCTTCAATGTCGCCTCGCGTTTCCATCGGTCGCGCTCGTCGGCCAGCATCCAGGCCGATTCGCGCATTTTGTCAATCCGGTGTTGCTGCTCGGTGACCTCGGCGCGTAGGTGTTTGATGGTCTCTTTGTCTGTCATCTCTCGCCCTCTCGATTCCAAATGTACGGCGCGATACCGGTGCGCCGGTAGATTGCCACAGCTTGGTCCAGGGTAGGCCGCCGCCGACCAGATAGTAGATGGTCGAGCTGCTGGCGCGTCATGCTCATCGCCTCGGCCTCATGCGCCTTTACAAGGTGGGCCCGCGCCCGAAACCAATTGCGCAGTGCGCGATGCCCTAGCGACGTCCTTTCCATTGTAACCTTTTGTCACACATCTGGAGTCGATGTCCACCGTGGGTGTACGATTCTTTCCCGGTCGATTTATCTTGACGCCCACTACTTGATTCGATACGATCGAATCATGTCAAACAACGACCACGGAGCAACGACGATGCCAGAGCACATTGCCAAAACAGAGTCCCGGTCAGGCCGCACGGTAGAAATCACCCGATACGACACCCCTGCCGGCGTGAGTTTTCGGGTCTACCTGACCGAGCCCGCCGATGAGCTGGTGCACGGCCGCCGTATCCTGGCTGGTCGCACCGTGTTCGGCATCGAGGCGGCGGGCGCGCTTATCTCCGAGCTCGCGGACCGCTAGGCTACCAGCAACCGCCGCCAGTGGCCCGCCTGGTGCGGGCCTTTGGAGGTAGAGGCAACAAACCACGGAGCAACCATGAAAGACACCGACAAACTACACGACTCAGCGCCCTACAGCGAGCTCTACGACACAGACACAGGATACGAGGTGATGACGTGGGCCAGCGAGGCAGACTACGACGCCGACCCGGACGGTGCGTACGCCATCGGGCGGCGCCATGCGTGCGTCGCGTGCGTCGTGCATATGACGTCAGCCGACGCCGCGGATATCCCGACCGGCAACAACATCGCCTTTTGGCACGACGAGCACGGCCGCAGCGACGGCACGCCCTCGCGCGTCTGCGACGAATGCCTGGCCGCGAGCTCGCCGACAGGGCCAGGATACCGGGCGACCTGCAAGCCGGTCTGGAGCGACGACGAGCCTGCGGCGCCTCGGTCTTGCCACGGCTGCGGCCGGCCCATCGGCCAGCACCAGCCAGAGCGTGTCGTTTATTGCGGCCGATGTGGGAGCGACGACGATGAATAACACCATAGAATGCCCGCATTGCGGCGAGGATAGCGTATCATGCTTTGCAATCGCGTGCTGGGTCTACGCCGACAACGGCCAGGCGGCCGAAGCGTGCGGCGACGCGAGCGACCCAGTCGAGGGCGAGCCCGCGCAGACAGCGCATTGTTCGACCTGCGACCGCGTCTTCGGGCCGCCGCCGGGCTTCGTCTACCGCGTCCAGCACGGGGTGCCGGAGCAAGAGTGCATAGGGGTGCCGGCACCGACCGTGACCCGGACCCGAACAAAACAACCGGCCGGCGCCAGCTCGGCCATTTTCGCCCAGATTGAGGCATAGGAGCAAGCAATGGGACTCAAATCAGTATCGGCGCACGTCGTCGCCAAATCCGCGGGCGTCAAGCCGCGCCCGGTCGGGCTGGTGATGGCCGACCTCGAGACCGAGCTAAGGACGCTGCGGCGGTGGCTCGATGCCGACTCAGACACGCCGTACAAACGCGAGGCCGCCGCCCGCATCCGAGCGCTCTGCGACGAGCTGGAGCGCAGCCGATGACCCGGCGCGACGGTTGCCGGCGCAAGGGTCCGCACGGCGGAAGCCGCGAGGGCTCAGGCCGCAGGCGCAGGCTCTGCGGCTGTCGCGCTATCAGCGTGACGCTCGACAGCGACAGTATTAGCAAGCTAGACGCCTGGTGTGATAGTACAGGCCTAACCCGCTCGGCACAGCTGCGCGCGCTCCTGCGCCGTGTGCCGGAGCCGAACCGAGGGAGCAAGCCCAATGGATAAAGCCCAAACCATCCGCGCGAGCGAGGCGCCCATCGTCGTCGAATGCGGCCTGGCCGCGACACCGCCGACCTGCGAGGTCGACACCAGCGGCACGGACGCGAGCCTAGGCCGAGCGGTGCACGACTCAATCCAGGGGTGGATTGACGGAGGCCGCAAGGGCGAACCGGAGGCGCAGCCCTACGCCAACGCGCACGG